ACTAATTCTTTTGGATCAATCAATTAACTATCTCCTAATTTTTTTCCTAATAAAGTTGGAACACTATAAGGATCATCTTGGTATCCTTGTCTTTCTTTTGCTAATAAACTCGATCCCTTAGATCTATTATTTTTCTTTTTCTTACCAGTTAAGGCACTAGAAATCATAGTACCTACCACACCACCTTTTTTTACAAGAGTTGGAAGAATACCTGGATCTTTAGTTGGTTTATCTAAAAAATCTTTTGCGTAATTTTTTTTAACTTGTGCTGTACCGCTAGAACGATCTACATAATTTTCTTCTCTTAAATACTGAGGATCTTTTGCTTGACCACCAAAAACTGCTCTTTTAAAATCACCACCAACCTCTTTTAATGTTGGAGTAGAAGCAACTATTCTTTGTCCAGTTTGACCTAAGTCTGTGAGTTTTATTCCACGACCATACCTAGATGCCTTTGCAAGTTCTGCCTCTCTTCTTTTAGAAATTTCACCACCCTCCATTACACCTTCCATAATGTTAGCTGTTGTAACTTTTCTTTTAGTTTCTCTACTAGCTTGTGCTTTTGGATTTGCTCCCATGATTTATCCTAATAAACTCTTTCTTCCTAGTGTTGCTGGTTGATTAACTCCAGTTACAGATGTTAAAATTGTACTTTGTCTATTCTTCTTTTTAGATTTTTTTCCTTCATCTCCAGGTTGTGTTGATTCTGGTAAAAGATAAGGATCAGGTGTTGTCATTGTTGCAGCCTCTATTGTTGGAGCTGCTGGTGTATCAGCCATAGGTGTTTGCATTGGCTTTGGATCTCTTTTTTCTTTATTAGGATTATTAGTATTTGTTATTTTAGTTTTTGTCATACCAGTACCNNTTAATTTACTCCGAATACTTGATAATCATTTTCTGCTTTTTGTTGAGGTGCTTGTTTACCTTTAGTGCCTTCTGTTAGTGATACAGCAGCTACTCTTAAAGCATCACAAATATGTGAACTCCAATCGTGTACTGGTTTACTAAACAATTTATTATTAACATTCCACTTGCGGTGGTAATGACGAAGTGCATCTATCACGATCTCACATTGTTTCTGATCAAAAAAACTTCTTGATAACAACATAGATGTCATATGAATGCCTTCTTCTACAGATAGTTTCGATGCAACCTTAAACCGAATACCTAACTGATAAGCAACTTCTCTTCTGGTCATTCCATTAGAAAAATCATGTTGCTCTATATCATGGGGTGCATAATGCTCTCCATAGACATAATCTCTATTTTTTATTTCTTTCACAAAGTAGGGTAGACCTTCACCACTTTGTACTAAACTATCAATGACATAAATCTGACGACCAATCTCTTGGAAAAATAAAATACAGGTACTATCGGAATATCCTATATCCCAAGCTGTGTGAACAGGGTAACCAGGATCATAACTGATATTAGTAATATTTCCGTCTGCATCTAACTTATCTATAATTTTTCCGTATATGGTACCAGAGATAGAAGCAGAGAAATCGCATTCGAACTCTTGCCTATACTCTTCTTCCGTCATGTTCTTTTTAAGTTGATCTAATTCAAACTTATCAATAATGCCAGTTTCACTAGCTTTAAAAACTTTACAGAACCACGATGGATCAGCATTTGCTTTTTTATATAAATCGTAGAGATAGTTTCTTGTCGATAAAGGAGTACCAATAAATAAACATTTACCTTTACGATCTGAAAGAGCTGGAAGAATAACTTTAGGAAAAACTTCTTCGTCTATCAACTGCACTTCATCCATAACTACTAAATCATAATAGTTTCCACGAAGAGCATCTGGATTAGCATCGATACCATACAAGGTTATCCTGGCACCATTGGGAAAGTCACATCGCAGTTCTGTTTCGTTGTATTTGATGCCAGGAATTTCTTTAGTGAATTGTTTTATATAATCCCAGGCTATCGACTTTGCTTGTCTAAATGTTGGAGCTACATAAGCCATTCTAATATTAGGCATGGAATGCGTGAAGGCATACTTAATCATGTGATTAATACCAGCCATACTTTTACCACCTCGTCTGTGCATAATCACAACAGAGTAACGAAAGTTATCCAAGGCATTATGGATTTCTCTTTGTGGTTTTCGAGGAGAGTAGGGTATTACAATTTGTTTTTCAGTTGCCATTAATGTATCGACTTCAAACTAAAACTATCATCTGGCATGACAGAAAATAATCCGAGGATGGAATTAAGATTATTAATAAAAGCAATCTGTTCTTCTTTGTTTTCGAACCTTGTAAATTCGACTGTTACTTTTAAATTTTTTTCATCGTAGTAAACGACTGAGAGAATATCATTCATGTGTGTGGCTGAGTGTTGATTTTGGGTTATTTATATATATACGCAGAGCCAGGTGTTTTTGGGGGGTACCCCCCTCGCACTTTTTGCAGAAAAGCTATACATATCAACGATAAATATTATTACGAGCTGCACTACGCCAGGCATATCAGTTATCACAACTGACGCAACTCCAGTAAACTCAACAAGAATAATTAATTAACCACAATATAACCACAACTATGAGCCGCAGCTCATATCGTGTGCGAGGAAGCATCCGCTTCGTCTGTTAATATTGGGTTATCCTCTACTTGCTTACCCCAGGTAATATTGTACTCAACTCCTCCTTTATGTTCATTCACCACCTTGTCGTTATACTGTGGCAGTATCTTCGAAGCTATCCACCTTAGATGAGTGAGCTTCGTATTCAGTAATGTGATGTCTAGGTGTGTCTTGTCTTTAGTTGTAGTGAGCTTCTCCATCTCTTCAAACCCTTTATCCAGGTTCGTTAAGGCTCCATTCATTCTGGCTTGTGTAATGCTATCTTTAAACTTACTGTCTTTCGACATCCACTCATAAACTGTAGTAAGACTAGGAAACTCTTGTGACGAACAGATCTTGCTTAGTGGTATTCCGTTCATCAGATTGACTTCGATGTCGCTCTTCAATATATCTTTTGATCTCTTCTTCGCTCCAACTTCTGAACTGTTTGAGTTTTGAATAGGCTTTGATTTTACCATCTAATGTCTTTGCTCCTGTACTCATACCACCATGGTACTTGCATCGACCATTAGCCAAGGCTTTAGCCTGGCATGGATTGCCATCATACTTACGAGCTGCATCACAAGTTACTTTGCGAAGTGGTCGACCTACCATGTTATGAGATTCTTAGTTGGCTTACGCCAAGTATATATAAACCTATATACAATATTGTAGTCTTTGTCGAATTGTTTTTTCATCATTAGCTATGAATGTCATCATCATTAAATTATGTTTACACTTCTTAGACAGCGTTGATCTGTGCTTACCAAACATATATTCCATCTTCTTCCATGGTAACTTCCTAGCTCTGTACCATAACATCTTGCGTTCATCTTCATCCTTCACATGAGCAATTAAGTCTTGCACTAAATCTAATCTACTGAGCTGCTTACCAGATGGTGGTGGTAATTTAATAAATGCTTTATCCCATCCATAAGCTAACCAATCTTTAGGTATGTCAACCCATTGTGCTTTATATCCTTTAGGCTTAATACTAGGTAGTCTCTTGGCAGTTCTCATACTCTCTTCAAACCAGCTCCATAATGTATAACTATCAAGCTCTATACTTAATCGTTTAAGGTGTACTTCGTTAGCCATTACAAATTGACTTAGCAAAATTAATAGCATTATCATGGGTTTCATCATTAGATAATAATTGTTCCCATTCACCATAACGATCATTAGATAACTTCTTAGACATCAATCGTCTGTACTTCATATCCATATTCTTTCTATAACCTCTATTGCTATCTACAACTTCTCTGTAAGCTATGCTCTTCTGCTTTGCTAAACTTTTAATCATATCGTTGATGTCCACTACCTTGTTCTCCTCTACAGTTAATTCATTAGTTAATTCATTTAGTTGATTATTAGTTAATTGGGGTATCTGTGCTGATACTTGTTCTTGACTCAACTGATACTTGTTATCGACTGAACTGATACTTGTTGATGACTGAACTGATACATATTGAATGCTGTAATCGTTGGCACGACCTGGATATCCTTTGGTGTTACGAACAAGATATCCAAGTTGTATTAACTTCTTAATACCTCGTTTGGCTGACACAACAGAGATGTTGGCATCATCTGCAAGGCGTTGTTGTGAAGGAAAAAGTTTACCTGTTTTATTGTTAGCTCTATCCAAAAGATAAAACATAACTCTGCGTGAGGTATCATTTAACCTACAGTCAGCATTAATAATCTTTAGCAGCTTCCACTTATCGAGGAGCATTGTATCTTAGCCATCCTTTCACAATCTGATTTATAATTTGTCCACCACATTTTGTTTTCATCAACAACTGCTATGTATTTTTTAGCTAAGTCTTTCCAGATAGGGTGGGGTTTGTCTTGGGTGTACTTAACTGGTTTCATTCATAACCATTCTGTTATCTGTAAGTTTAAGAGGTATAATTTCTACTACACAGCCGCCTGGAATATACATCTCAGCACCACGATCATTATCTTCAAGACATTGGGATCGATAGACTATCCAATCCCCAGGTACTTTAGGGTTAGGAACCACATATCCACATTCCATGACATATTTAGATGATCCATCGAACTGATTTTTCCATTCACCTGTGCCTTCTGACGGATCACGCCAGATAACAAGGCTTATATTTTTGGATTTCTTAACTGCGAGTTTAAAATAGTCCATAGATGTCTATTTTAACTATAAAAGACACTAAATGACCATATACCTATTTATGGTACAATTAGTAGTTATACATAGACATTTAACTACTAATTGTTATATTTACATCATGATCCAGATTAATAAATTATCTTTAATGGCACACAGACTTAAAGAACATTTTGATAATCTAAAAAAACAAGGTAAATCACAGAAAGATTGTGCAGATTCATTAGGAATTACACACAGAGCTATGAATAGAATCGTGAGTAATGAAAATCACGACTTAAAATTATCACAACTTAATACAATAGCTGATTATCTTAATATTAATCCAATAGAAATTTATCAAAAACCATATTTAAAATTGATTAATTGCTATCAAGATGAAAATGATAATGTCTATTTTTATGAAGGCATCAAAGAGCAGCATTTTGTTGAGTTTCCAGCTTCATCAAATGACAAAATAAAAGATCCAAAGTACATTGTAATGGAAAATCTTAATCAAAATAGAAAATGGGATTATGGATTTATGCTTTGGTTTAAACCTTTTATTAATCCTAGAAGTATTGATAAAACTGAGATTTTTGGATTAATTAAAATAAAAGATACCGATTATTATAAACTTGCTATCGTTTATAAACCTATGACAGATATTGGAAAAAATTTATGCAATATAAGATATTTTAGTTCGACTGATGTTATAAGAGGTGTTGAAATCTCAGACATTGCAGAGTTTGTTTATAGTGCTAATCCAAAAATGTTTAACTACAAAACGATCATTCTTTAAATTATCCACAACTTTTTTTACCATTTACACCTTTTGTACCACTTAGTGTTAATAAAATAGTCTTTTAATGTCTATATAGACATTTACTGACTTAAATAAATATTATTTAATACAAATAGATATGGATTACACAATTCCACAGTATTTTATAGATAAAAACATCAATCACTTTTCACCAAGCCAAGCCAATATGCCAGTCGATCAATGGTATTGGAAATATTTCATCAACAATCAAGAAACAAGAAGAAAATTTGCTACATCAGCCAAAATGTGGGGTGGGATTTATGCTGGTAATGCTATCGAAGAGTGGGTTGGTAATGGTAATTCCATTTTAAGAATGATTGATGTGCCTAAATATAAAGATTATGTGGGTATTAATGAAAAAGATCAAAGACAGCACGAACTAAACCAAGATTCCTTTGCAGATACAGTTAAGAACGCATATGCAGCTTATGATGAAATAGGAATTACTAAATCTAATAAAGTTTTATTTGAAAATTATGTTTCTGGCACCCTACCAGACGTTGTTTTACCCATCATAGGTAGAACAGACGCACAATCTAAAAACATTGTTATAGAGCTAAAAACAAAGTGGAGTATGCAGAAGTCAGGTACTAAAAAAGATGGTAGTCCTTTTGCACCAAGTAAATCTAAGTCTCCTAATAAACCAGATTACAACCATCTATTGCAAACAGCTTTCTATTATACTTTTACAAAAGATGTGAAGGCTTATTTAGTTTATGCAACAGAACAAGATTACAAAATTTTTGACATTGATGATTATAACCCAGAGCATCTTATGGAGCAGTTTCGATTAAAGTTATTAGTCAAACAAAAGTTGGCATCGCACGAACAAGGTAAAGAATTTATTGAGCCTGACTTCTCTCATTACTCTTGGAACATTGGTGAAGAATTTTTAGATCAAGCAAAGGAGTATTATGGATACAAGTGATAAAATCAAACAATGCCAAGAGCTGCTAAGTAAAGCACCTGGCATGAAGCTAAAAGGCAATCATTACACAGCTGTCAAAGATAGAATTAGGATTTTTAGAGAAGTCTTTGGGTTGGAATATGATATGGAAACGGATTATGTGTACAAAGAAAATTCTATAGTCTGTAAGTCTTGGTTAAGTTTAGACGGAAAAATAAAAGCAGTAGGCTTATCAGAACAATTTAAAGATTCACGATCTAACAAGGTAATGGAAATGGCACAGACAGTTAGTCTAGGTCGTATGTTATCAAGTTTAGGTATGGATGGTGGAGAATTTGCATCAGCAGATGAAATACAAGAGTTCATCAAAGATAATGAAACTTCGCAGCAAGAGAGTGGTACACAATCAGAAACAAAGCAGTCTGAATCTCCGCAAAAGATCGTGCCACTCTCTGCAAAACAAGAAGAAGTTATTATTAAATTATTTAGTGATGCTCAACACCTTGGTGATATTGAGGCTGTCTTTACAAAACATAGAGATCAAATAATTAATAATGAAAAATTAACACAACTATATCAAACAAAGAAAGAAGGTATCAATGACATCTGGTGATAATAAATTTGAATTAAAAATGGGTAAGGGAAATATGTTTAAGAACGATCCTAAAAAAGAAACTGATAAACATGATTTTTATGGCACGATAAAAATGCCAAGAGACATTGGAGCTGGTGAAGAAATTAAGTTTCATGGCTACAGAAACAAGAGTGAAAATACTGGTAAAGAATATATAGGATTTCAAATCTTAGATAAGAGAGATGCTGATCTATAATGACTGAGAGCTTACATCAATTAAGAAGATCTGTGTTAGAGCAAGAAAAATATAATGCCTTTGATGAATACACAAAGTCAGTAAGAGATTTAGTTATTGTGCAGCGTGAAGATCAACATGGTGACTTTAAAGAAACTCATGCGGACATAGCAGCAGTCTGGAATTTAGTATTAAGAAGTAAATTACACACACCAATGAGATCAAGTGATGTAGCTCTATGTATGGCAGCACTTAAATTAGTAAGATGCACAAAGCCTGGATACAACAAAGATAATTACGATGACCTTGGTGCTTATACTGGAATAACTAAAGTCTTAAAACAACAAGAGAATGGTGATTTGCCAATAGCTAAAGGTCATATTAAGGAGAGCGATGACACCTAAACAAGCCAGAGTTTTAATTAAAATAAAAGATTTATGGAAAGAGCATCAGTACGCACCAACCTACAGAGAGATTGCAAGTGCTTTAAAATATAAAACACCCAATGTTATTAGCAGCATGGTTTTTCAATTAGCAAAAAAAGGTTATGTAACTGTCCTACCTAATACAGCCAGGTCTATTGAGATTACTGAAAAAGGAAAAGAGTATGGCGAACATTAAACTACAAATAGAAGTTGTAATTTTAGATATTTTAAAAGAACTAGAAAAAGAAGGTAAAATTAAAATCCAAGATAAAGAAAAAACACAAAATGTTTTAAG